CGCCTGAGTGATTCGGCATCACACCTTGTTGGGGCTGACGGGGAAATGACTGTTTCTCTGAGTGCTGACCGTTCAGGCGAGGCTACATTTAGTCTTATGCAGACTTCAGCTTCTAATGGGTATCTGTCGGGCTTGATCAATGCTCAAGAAAACGGGCTATTTGTGCCCATCTTCATTCAATTCAAAGATACTTTGGGCGGTGATCTTGGTTCAGGCACGCAGGGTTATATTCCTAAACCTGCTGGCATGACACGCGGTACAAGCGCACAACCCCAGGAGTGGAAGGTAGTAGTCGAAAGACTTGATCTTCTCCATGTAGGGGCGTAAAAGAATTAGGAGAAATCAGGATCAAAGCGGTGCGTACCCGGCACAATCCGTTTCCTGGTTTCTCCTTTCTAATTTTTGCCGGGTACTCTGTCGGGAGAATTTCTAAATGTCGTGTAAAGTTGAAAACACAACAATCAATGATGTAGCTTACAGCTGCACACAATATCCAGCGGTCGAAGCCCTCACTTTCAAACTGAAAGTTATCAAAGTTTTAGGGCCAGCTATTGGATCTATCATTCCTGCATTATCCAAATCGGATGATGAGGACAATTCAACTAATCAATTATCAGCATTGACAAATGGTATTGAAAAACTATTTGAATCAGCTTCGCCAGAAGAGATTATAAAGCTGATGGTAGACATGTTAACCACTGGTCATACTAAAAGGGATGGCAAGCGTTTAACCGAATCACTTTTTAACGAAGTGTATTCAGGTGACAATCTATCCGAAGCATACAAAGCGTTTATATGGGTGCTACGGGTAAACTATTCAGCTTTTTTCAAAGGCAAGGGGGCTACCGATCTTCTTGCCAAAATGGAGGGGAAGCTTTAGACACGACAAAGTTTCCTAATGTTGACACATGGTTGCATCGCCCATTAGTAGTAGATCCGCCCATGTGTTATTTAAAGGAACTTCAAGACGGTACATATTCAATTGAAGATGTATTGATAATGAACGAGCTTCTCGATCTAAAAGAGTTCATGAAGCCGAAACCAAAAAGGTAGCGAAATGGCAATACTTGACGAATTGTTAGTAGGTTTAGGGTTCGATTATGATCCCGATGATCTAGAGCAATTCAATAGTGATCTTGATGAAACAATCGGATCAATAAAAGCATTTGCTAAAGTTGTAATAGGTGGGACGGTTGCTCTTGTTGGCTTTGCCACTGCTACAACTGCCGCTACCGATAAGCAGGGAAAGCTATCCAAACAAACGGGTGTTTCTGTCAGTGAGATAGATGCTCTTGAATTCGCGCTGAAGCGGGCAGGGGGCCAGGGCGAGGCGATGGGTTCAGGACTTGAGCAACTCGCCGTCAGGATATCAGAGACAGCGCGTGGTATGGGTTCAGGTGTTGAAGCCTTTGGTATTTTAGGGTTATCCGTAAGTGATGCCAATGGTAAACTAAAAAACACCGACACAGTATTATTGGAAGTCGCCGATTCGTTAAAAGGATTCTCCAAAGCTGAACAATTTGAATTAGCTGATAAACTCGGATTAAGAGATTCTATCCTTCTTTTACAGGAAGGATCAGAGGGTATAAGAAAATTAACAAATGACGCTAAAGCCTTAGGAACCACCACCGAAGAAGATGCAAAAATATCAGAAGAGTTTCAAGATTCTTTAACTGACATAATGCAAATCGGTAAACAATTCTCAAGAGTGCTAACTCGGAATTTGTTACCAGTAATGCAGGAAACAGCAACCACGATCACCGATTGGTGGATCGCAAATAAGGATATTATCGAGCAGGACATTTCCAAATTTATAGATAAGGCTGCGTTAGCTTTTAAAGTGCTCAGTTTGGCCGCTACTGGTTTTATAGGTTTAAAACTAGTTACTACATTGATCAGTCTGATCAATTTGTTTAAAGCGTTATCAATACGCGCCCTATTAGCCAATTTAGCCATTGGCGCAATACCAGCGTTAATATTTACCATTGTTACAGCTATTGCATTATTAGCTGAAGATGCTAAAACATTCTTTGATGGTGGTGAATCCTTTATAGGAAGCATGATCGAAAAGTACCCCCAATGGGCTAATGAAATTAGAACGGTTGCGGCGGTGTTTGCCACGCTTGCTGATTTAGCAATGATGGTGTTCGATGGTTGGAATAAGATTTTAGATCTATTTGGATCTACATCTTTTGTTGACGACTTTTTAATCGCACTTATGCAACTTGAGATTGATGTTAACAATTTCTTTTCAGAATTAACAAATGATATAAAAGGATTATTTACGGGCGTATGGGATAATGTTATTTCAGAGTTTACAGAACAAGTTGTAGATCCGATAAAACAAAAGTTTGAAGAATTAAAGAAGTTATTCTCATTTACGTTATCATCAGAAAATATATTAGGTGTTGGTGTAGTAGATGACATCGGTAGTGAAATATCAAACGTGGCCAACAATGCTTTAGAATCGGTCAAGGGTTTTTTCTCATTAGGTAATAACAACGAACTGCCAGGTGAAATATCAATAGATGTTGCTGATTTACCTAAACTTGATTCAATAGGTGCTGACGATCTGAACCTATTGAATAATTTAGCTGTTGGCAATGCAGGGGGTGGTAGTACTGCAATCCCTTTACAAACAATACCAAACGATATAAATACAAATAATTCAAATCAAACAAAAATTGATTTAGGGGGTATTAAAGTCGCTGTTAATGGTGTGTCAGGTGATCCGAAATCAGTAGGTGTTTTAGTAGGTGAAAGTATCAAACGCGAATTAGAACCGATATTAAAACAAGCCTCAATTGATTTAAATAATGCGGTAACAATATAATGGCTTTTGAAAATTTATTCATACGAACCAAAAGAACCATCGGTACTATTCAATTAGATACGATAGTCACTGAAGAACATGATAGTTCTGTAACGATAACAAAAAACCCTGTTGAAGCCGGGGCTGATATAACTGATCATGCTATAATTCAGCCTAAAATTTTATTTGTTAGGGGAGCCGTAACAGATACACCATTAGGTTCAGCGGCCTTTGGTTTATTAGTCGATTCAATAACGGGTTTATTTGGTACATCTACATCATCAAATGTAACAAGAAGCCAGCAAGCTTATTCAGCTATGGAATTACTGATGGAGAGTAGAGAGCCAATAGAGGTATCAACAAAATTAAAAACATACTCAAATATGTTGATTACCAATATTAAAACATCGCAAGATAAAGATACTTCAAGAATTGCAATAATGGATATTACTTTTGAAGAGATTATACTTACTGAAAGTGTAAGTATTGATTTAACAGAAAGTGACGTTGATGATTCAGTTGGGAAGAATTTATCAACCAATGTTGATGCGGGTCGCCAAGAAGCAATAACGCCTTCTCAATCTGAAAACTCTTCGTTATTGAGCACTCTCACCAATTGGTTAGGGGAATAACATGGCCGATGAAATACTATTAACTTCAGATGGATCACAAACTTTTTCAATTGCATTAGACGAAGTTATTTACAATTTTAAGGTGTCCTATAACACTCGGGCAGGGGTGTGGGCAACTAACATATCAACGAATGGTGTTGAACTTGTTAACGGTGTCGTTCTAGTAGGGGGTGTTGATCTGCTACGTCAGTTTACTTTTATATTGCAAAACTTATTCGTAGTTAATCTATCTAACCCTTTATTGGACGCGGGGCCGGATAATTTAGGTACTGATGTTAAATTGTTTAAATTGTCAGATGACGAGGTTGATACCCTTGGCTAAGCAATTTATTAGAAAATACAATTTAACGCTTATTGGTGAAACTAAAACCAAAGTAATAGAGGATTTGCGTATTGTTTTTGAAGTATCGAAAAGCCTTCGCAGCTTTCCGAATCTCGCTAAGATCGATATTTATAATCCAAACGATGACACCGTTGCATTTATCAATGGTGAAGATCCATTGGTATTATTGAGTGCTGGTTATAGTGGGAATGTAGGATTAATATTCAAAGGTAAATTGAATAATGTGTTTGTCAATAAGCAATCCGAAGATCGAATTGTAACAATGTACGCTGCCGATGGTGGTAGGAATTGGCAACAAGGGACATTTAATAAAACCTTATCTGAAACAATACCAATTAATGATGTGGTCAAACAATTATTCGACACCTTAACTGATCATGAAGATATCGCTATTGGCCCTATCCAGGGGCTTGATTTACCGGCTGATAAGCTATTAGGGCAAACACTTAGCGGTTCATCAAAGGACATTCTTGATATGCTGGCTGAAGATTATAATTTCACATGGAGCATACAGGACGGGGAATTAATAGCAGTACAGGGAACTAGATCGGTTCTGGGTTCGGTTTCTACTGCTACCCTTATCAAACAGTCAACGGGTATGATAGGATCACCAACACTGACACAGATAGGAGCCGATGCGACCAGTTTATTGAATCCTGATTTATTACCAAATAGTTTGTTTATAATAGAATCGGACAGTGCAGAAATAGCGGTAACAGGGGTTCAATTTTTAAAAGTTAAGCGTACTATAGGGGAAGGTAAATATAGAGCGTTTGAAGTTCTCCATGTAGGTGATACGCATGGTGGGCAATGGGTAACAACTGTTAAAGGGGATATTCCTGGTAATGTCTGACAAAGAGCGAAATACTAGTGAAGGTGGTTTGGCCGGTGTAGTTAACCAAGGTATCACCAACTATATGAAAGACGTTCATACCGCCTTACCAGGAAAAATTGTTAGTTTTGATACAACCAATCAAACTGCTAAAGTTCAGCTATTGATCCAACGTGTGTTTTTTGATGGCGATGGTGTTGATTTACCCCAATTGATTAATGTCCCTGTTTGGCAACCTCGCGCCGGTGGTTTTTTAATTACGTTCCCTATAGCTGAAGATGACGAATGTTTAGTTTTATTTTCTGAACGGTCTATTGATAATTGGTTTAAATTCGGTGGATCGCAATCACCTAAAGATTGGAGGATGCACAGTTTATCCGATGCCATTTGTTTGGTAGGTATGTCATCTGAGCCTACAGCGATTGAAGATTATGATCCCGACAATTTAGTTATTAGAAATGAGGAAGACGATCAACACGTCGTTTTTCATAACAATAAAGATATTGAAATAGCAACAGGTACAATCGTTATTCAATTGGATAATTCAGAAGATACTATGAATATAGTAGCCCCAACAAAGGTAACGGTGACAACACCCCTCGCTGAGTTTTCAAGCAATGTTAATGTAGGTGGTAATCTCGCTGTTGTTGGATCAGCTTCTAGTGCTTCTGTTTCTACTGGTGGTGTTTCCGCTTCTTCTGTCAGCACTACTGGTGATGTATCAGCATTAACCCACACCCTTACTTCACCTACTTCGCCTCCTGGCACTCCTATATTAAGCGCGATACCATAATTATGATCGAACGTGCATTAGATATTAATAATGATATTCTTTTAAAGAACGGTTCTTTTGCTGTTGTAAAAGAAGGGGAGCAAGTTGTTCAACATGTTAGAACAAGATTACAATTTTATTTGACTGAATGGTTTGCTGATAAACGCGCAGGTACGCCTTGGTTTCAAGAAGTATTTGTTAAACCTTTTAATCCGGGTGTTGTTGAAAATATCATCAAATCACGAATAGCGAATACACCAGAATTAAAAGAGATCATAGAGTTTTCGATGGTGGTTGATGATCCAGCTACTAGAAAATTACAAGTTTCCTTTTCTGCTGAAACAGAATACGGAACAATAAATAGCGAGGAGATTTTTATCAATGTCTAACGGTTTAAGTTCCACTGGTTTTACTCGCAAAAGGTTAGCTGAAATCATTCAAGATATGGATGCTGATTTTAAATCAGTGTTCGGTGATAATCTTAATACTTCGCCTGAATCACCTGACGGCCAAATCATAGGGGCCACTTCCGGATCGTTTGCTGATCTATGGGAAATAGCTGAAGGTGTTTATAATGTTTTCAACCCTTCAGCGGCGACAGGCGTCGCACTTTCTAATTTAGTTCAAATTAATGGCATTACTCGTCAAGCTGCTATTGCGTCTACCGTCAGTCTAACCCTGACAGGGGTGAATGGTACGCTGGTTCCATTGGGCAGCCTGGTGAGCACATCCGATGGTAGTGTGACGTTTTCAACCGATGCCGATGCAACTATTCCCCCCGCTGGTTTTATTGATGCGGCGGCTACGGCTACGGCTACGGGTGAAGTCCCTGCTGTTGCGGGTACTACTACGGTGATAGATACACCGATAACAGGCTGGAACAGCGTTACAAACGCAACTGACGCGGTAGAGGGGAGTGCTGAAGAGTCTGATCCCGAACTACGGGCCAGGAGAGAACTATCGGTAGCTAAACCCGCAAAAGGCATTTTAGAAACAATATTGGCTGAAGTTTTGGCAATTGATAATGTTGAAGAAGCTTTCATATTTGAAAATACAACATTGAACGCTGACGCATCAACCAATACACCCGGAAAAGCATTTCAAGTTGTCGTATTGGGGGGTGCTGATGCATCTATTGCTAATGCGATATTTGATGAAAAACCAATAGGGATCGAATCATTCGGAACCACGATTATTCCTGTTGTTGATTCACAGTTGACTTCTCATAATATCGGTTTCACAAGACCTTCAACAGTGTCGATTCACATCATTGTTAATGTTGATACCTTTTCAAATTTTCCCCCTGATGGTGCTGATACGATAAAACAAAATATTGTTGATTATGCTGACGGTGTTTTAGTTCAGGGTAGAGGTTTTGGCGTCGGTGATGATATTATCCAAACGGAATTATACACACCTATTAATGATGTCCAGGGCCATTCAATAACAAGCGTGTTAATAGGTATTGCTGCATCACCAACATTAGAAGATGACATTACAATAGATTTTGATGAAGTGTCTAATTTTGTAATAGGCGACATTGTTGTGAATGAGTCACCCGTATGATTGATTTAATTAATCACAGAGATCTAGCTGAAGAAAGGCTCGCTGTTCAATTTAGCGAATCAACAAAGTTAATAAATTATATCAAATCAATTCTTCGTGAGTCTGATGATCTTGAACAAGTATTCCAAGACTTATTAGAAGACAGATGGTTAGACACTGCTGTAGGTGTTCAACTTGATATACTCGGTGATATTGTTGGTCAAGAACGTGGGTTTACTCAAAATGTAAACGATTACTTTTTTGGATTTAAAGGGTCTATCGGTTCAGATACATTTGGCACAATAGGAACAGCCGGTACAGGTTCTAATTTTCGCTCGACTTCTGATGTTGAATTCATTGATATAGTATTTGATGATGCTACATATCGAATATTCATTTATTCAAAAATAGCAAAGAATAAAACAAAGGTAACAATCAATGAAGTTATTGATGTTATTTTACAAGGGATAACCAGCGTCGCAACAGTAACCGTTTCAGAAGATCAGGCGCGATTTAGGTTGACCTTTCCAGGTACGTTAAGTGATAACGATAAATTGCTTTTAGCTAAAACCACATTCACACCTAGACCCGCCGGGGTAGGTGTTAGTTATGAAGATAATGACGGTGTATTTTCTTAGGAGATAAAGACATGGCAGAAAGAAAGTTTCCAGATTGGGCGGTAACTGATATCGCTGATATTGGCAACGGTGATCCGAACAAATCAGATCCAGGTGCAGCAAAACAACTTGCAGGATGGGAAGTAGAAAAGCCACTGCTTCAGAGCATGAACTGGTTGCAAAACTTGTTCGGGCATTTTGTACGGGCCAATAACGAATTCGCATTAAGAGCTGATTTATATGAAGCTGAAGCCGGTGAAATTGTTGTGATGGATAACTCATCAGGCGCGGTAACTGGTAAATTACCTGCTTCACCTATAGATGGGCAGTGGGTCATGTTTTCAGGTATTGAAAAATTCAGTGAAAATTCAGTAGACGTTAGTGGTAACGGTAACGATATTATGGTAGCTGCTGATCAAACTTGTACGCTCGATATTGATGACACTATGTTTTTATTTTATTGGGATGATACAAATTCGCTTTGGAAAATTAATATTTACGGTTTAATGGGGAGAGTAGAATAGTGAGTGAAGCAACCGATTTTTTCTTGAGAGGTGGAAATTCAGCTTTCCCCGTATTTACACCCTATAACGATATCCCTGACGAACACACATTTAGTAACCTTTATAAACAAGAAGGGTACACAGGTGATGGCGACACTATCTGGCTGCCCACATCATCGACAGGGACATTCAGCTATTACAATGCAGCCGATGTGCTGCAATGGTCAAAAGCATTTACAGATATTGATGCAGCTTGTGATTTATGGGCCGGATTCATGTATGACCAGGCTGACGACCTTGTTTATTGTGTTGCAGTTGACACTGGTCCATCACCCGACACTTATTACCTGGCTAGTATTGATTCAGCCGGTACTATTGTTAATATTGGTAATCACACGCCCACTGTTGATTACCCATCAACAAGGCCAGAGTGGGGGGTTAGCGGTTCTCTGCAACGTATCGCCGATGGAGCAGGTAATTTTTATTTAGTTTCTAATGCTGGTGAAGTAGAAATTAACTTCGCAACGGGTGCTTTTATCACCGATCCATATGGCATTAATGGCTATGGGTTCAGAACCGCGAAAGGTAATAGAATACACGGCTTTCAAAGAACCCACACTTCATCAGGCACAGGAGGTGTACCTGACCCAATATTAGGGGTGATTTTAACCCTTAGTAGTTCTCATACATCGGCAAATGTTCAACTACCATTATCATCAGGGGTAGGTGGTGCTGGTGCTAATATTAGTAATGTAATCCCGATTCAATGGAAAGGTTATATTGCATTGGCCGAAGCAGGTTCAACGGTTAGTATTGCCTATGGAGGGGAATATTTTAAAGCTTTGGAATTTGAAAAAGAGGTTGATCTACTCGCTACCGCAATGGGGATACAGAAATGAGACAAGTAATATTTGATTACAATGAAGTCGATGGTTTAGTTGATTTCCCATTTGAAGGTATTGCTGATTTTAAACCACCGATGAAAGTTATCATTGATGGTAATGTTAAAATGGTGGTAGCTCAATACAGCGGCGCAGCTAGTGAGGGGGAGTTACCCACGTACACTGACCCCATTGAATATAAAACAGTTCTTTCTCTTGCTGAGTTTTACAGATTGTTTACTGCTACTGAGCGTAAAAATATCAAACGCAGTGAAAAAACCGATGAAACTGTTGAAGATTTCATAATGCTATTGGAAGCATCAGGAAATATTATTGATATGAAGGATCAAGATACCATTGATGGGATAAATTATATTGAATCAATCAATGATATTACTCTGACCAAGCGTGATATTATTTTATTAGGTAAACCATTGTGAGCAACTATCCTAAATTCCCACAACATGAACTAGACTGTCCGTGCGGTTGTGATGGTCGCATGGATGATGAATTCATGACTGAGATCGCGGTTCCAATGCGTTTGGATCTCGGTTTTGTGTTCGTGATACCAAGAGGGGGCGCGTATCGTTGCGAAGAATATGACGGTAAATATGGAGCACATCAAGGTTTTGCAATTGATACGCTTTGTAATTCAAAGAAACGATTTAAAATAGTTGAATGGTTATTTTATCGAAATTTCAGAATTGATAACGGTGAAATAAAAGGTAGAAAAGTAACCAGAATAGGTATTAACAATGGATCTATTCACTTTGATTTTTTACAAGAAGATAGCGGCAAAGCAACTGAGGTAATGTGGGACTATTATGGGTAATTCAATAGCATACAAAAGCGGGTACAAGTATCAATTGGCATTTGCTTATTTGGTTGATATTGAATTGACGCCTGAATACTATGTTGAATCGGAATACCTGCATTTATCAGCCGGGGGTGTCTTGACTGTGCAAAGGGGTTACGCATGGGACGGCCCGAGCGGCCCGACAATCGATACTAAAAACTTTATGCGTGGTTCATTGGTACATGATGCTCTGTATCAATTAATCAGAGAGGGCAAGCTCGATCAGAATACCCGATTGTTTGCTGATAAACTACTACGAAAGATGTGTAAACAGGACGGCATGTCATCTATTCGCGCCTGGTGGGTTTACAAAGGGGTAAGATTTGCGGGTTGGTTATCAACAAAACCGAATAGTAGAAAACGGATTAAAATAGCACCTTAGCAGTGTTGTTTTAGATTAAGTTTAATCTATACTTTTTAATAGCTTCTCTGAGATCGTGCTGTTCTTTTGCATGTTCACCTAATCGTAAAAGCATAGCCTCATCAATAGTACCTTCAGCTATTAAATGATGGCATCTAACTGGATTTTTAACCCCTTGTCGATGTATCCTTTTAATGAATTGGATATATTCTTCAAGGCTCCATGTTAAACTGAACCAACAAACATCGTTTCCACTTTCTTGAAAGTTTAGACCATGCGCCATACTCCCAGGATGACCCACTAAAAACCGTAATTTACCCGCGTTCCATTCATCCTCTAACTGCTCGGCCTTTTTCATTGATACGCCACTCCCGATATGCGGTACATCGTCACCCAGTAGGCTCCTGATAGCTGCTAAATCATGCTTAAATTTATAGGCTATCAGGAGTGGTTTACCATTGAGTTCGTCAATCAAATCTTGTAACGCTTCTATTTTGGCCTTGTGGATATGAATAACCTTTCTGGTTCGCCTGAACTCCCGTTCCTGATCGTCATCTAATCCGTCTGGTATATCCTCATATACTTTGCCATTTGCGATCTGGTGGCATTTCATACTAACTTGGGCCGCTGCATCGGCTGACGCTTCAAGACCATCCAGTTCAATAAAAAAGCGGTTTTCCATTTCTTTATAATAGGTCATCGCTTTTGGGGGAAGTTGAACCATTATATTGTTATAAGAAAGCGGTGGTATGTCTAAATAATCTTCTGATGACATTTCTAGAACTAAAGGTGCTACTGCTTTGTGAATAGCATCCTCGCAAAAATCCTTTATTGTCCAGTTGTATTTGTTCCAATCATCTGTTTTAAAATACTTACTTCTGAATTTATGGTAGTTAGCACCTAATGATTTACCCTCATCTAAAATATAAATTTGCGCCCACAAATCAAGTAAGCCTTTGGGCGCCGGTGTACCCGTCATAATATGGCGACGAACAAACAAGGGTAGCATATTAACAATTAGTTCAAATCGAATTGATTCATGATTTTTAAACTTGGTGCTTTCATCTATCCATAGAATATTAAAAGGGCATTTTTTACCTGCTTTTAATCCTTTTAAAAGTTCTTGATGTAACCACTCTAAACCTTCAGGGTTGATTAAATAGATGTCTTTTTGTTTATTCCATAATGAGCTTTTATTATCATCATGTAATATGGTGTGGGTTAAAGAACCAAAATTAGACCATTTGCGAATTTCCCTGGGCCATACTGAATAAGTAACCCGAAGTGGGGCAATCATTAATACCCCTTTTGTACCTTTTATATATTTTAGTATTTTTATTACAGCGAGACTGATCGAGGTTTTACCCAGTCCAGGATCAAGAAATAGAGCTGATCTAGGATTGACTAATAGAAATGAAATGGCGGTTAATTGATAACCGTGAGCGATCCATTTTTTAATTATTTTTATCATTATTTAAAAAACTATCTAAATGTTTTTCAGCTTGCCCAATCTCATCGCAAACATAATATTCAAAACCAAATGATTTTAATGCTATTCGTACTGTTCGTTGAGCGGGTGAAGGTTTTTTTACCTTTTTTTTACCTTTTTTTTTAAACTCAATAAAAAAGACTCTACCGCCAGGGCATATAGTAGTCCTATCTGGAAAACCTTTTTTATTAAGGAATATTAATTTTAACGCTTTACAACCTTTATTTTTAGCATACTTAACGTAAGTGTTTTCTATATCGGTTTCTGTTATTTCAGATCGTTTGGATATAGTTTTTTCAGCGCGTGAAATAAAATCATTTGCACTCATAAATAAAAAGGCGGCCAGTTATTAACTGACCGCCTTTACCGTTCTATTGATTAAAGCTCGTTAAGCTTGTCAATGGTTTCACCGAATTTACGAACATGACCGGCGAGTTCAGCCGTAACTTCCACAAGCTCATCGGCCAGCTCATTAATCTTTTCAGAGCCACCTTCTTTGAAAGTGAAACCAATTTTAGCAACCAGTTCACGCAATTCAGACGATGCGGTTTTTGCAGCTTTGCGCGACTCGGAACGATCAACACGTAGAACTTTACGTTCTGCTTTGCTTTCATTCAATTCATCTTTGATCGCTTTTTGCTGTTCGTTCAGAACTTTTTTATCGGCGGCAATCTTTTTAAGTTGTTCCTGACGGCTCAAGGGTTTAACCTCGCTGTCAGATGAATCAGCTTTCTCTACAGGCTGTTTCTCTACAGGCTGTTTTGTAGGTGCTGACTTTTTTGGTGCTGCTTTCTTTACTGTTCCCATTTGTATTACTCCGGCTGGTTTAATTAGCATTATTGCTAAATTGGATTTTATTACTTTATACAGTAAAAGTAAAGATTTTAATAATCAGGTTAGTTTGGTATATCCGATGTCCTTTAAAATTTTATTTGATTCAGCAATGTACCATTCATGATCTACATCATTAGGCATGAAATCAGGTAAATTCATTAACGCAACCGCGCCATCAGATCTAGGTACTTTGTTTCCGTTAGTGCTATATTTAATGAAATCTAATTCATACTTGCCGTAATACCATCTAATCGCCTTACCGATCATTTCACCATCATAAACCGCACCCCCGTTAACCGTTCTGATGGTTATGAATTTGGTAATATCGTTACATTCCTTTATGGTTTGTTCAATTGGCACGCCATCTTTTAAAAATAGCTTAACAGCATCAGTTGCTATTTCATTAGCTGGATTTATTTTAAGAATTTTCTTCTTCTCTCTCGGATCAGCAAATGCTCCTATTGCTTTAACACCGTTCTCTTTAACGGCAATATAATCATTAACGCCCCGACTGTATAACCCTAAATATTGGTTTTCTTCCATTTTGTAATCGGTATCAAATTCCCAATCAGCCACAATATCTCTTACAAGCTGTTCCTGCTCGGGTAACATCTTTGTGACAATACCATCAGTGTTACCACTCACAACGCTAACACCGGCTAATTCTAACCGCTCTATGAGCATTAATAGGGATAGTTGGCCCGTTATGGTAACGTGCATCATCAGATCGGGCGCGTAGAGAAATGACCACTTAGAACCGAATTTGCCAAATGTGCCGTTAATGGTGATCTTCAAGCTGCCGTTTGTAACAGTATCGCCTTCAAGTTTAGCCTTCATTCGTCTATCAACAATCGATTTATAAATATGAAGAAAGGGTTTACCTAAATTTTTAGGCATTAATTTATTAATCAATATTACACGTGGATAAAAAGCCTCCACGTCATAATCTTTTAGTAGATATTCACCGCTAACGTGTGCTGTGTTTCGTTCACAACTATGTAAACCACCAATACCTATTTTATATGTGCTAGCACCTAGTACAAATTTTCTATTTTTAATGGGGTGCCAGGGTATTTTTTCACCTTTTTTCTTGCCCGTTTTATATAGCTTGAATTCACCATTATCATCCCTCTCAAAGTCACTAACTAAAAAATCCATATGACCTGATTTACCAACAACGAATAGGCTATTTTTAAATTCTTCAAATATCTCTTGCATCAAAGGTGTTTCAAAAGAAAGTGAAGAGGGAGCATTATATTTGAATGTACTACCTACTTCGATTTTCGGCCTTTTAGGATTTATATCATATTCAGTGGTTAATTCATGTTTAATAACAACTTCCGCAATTTGTGCATCAGATTTAGATCGTAGATTAACACCGTAAAGTTTACCCATTTCAACACGTAGATCTAACTCCTTTTCAAGAGTTTTAAATAACAACCACGTAACATCTAGATCGTTTTCACAATATAAACGCATGTTTGCTAAATCGGATTCTTTTATTATTGTGTCGGGCGGTAGGGGTAAATCTTGCATCTTTGGTGAATTGATTCTACCGCCGTATATTTTCAATGACGCGGTCAATGGCGCCACTTCAATTAAGTCGATATTATCAATATCAAGAGCCGCTATTCCCGCTTGTTTTCTAACTTGCCACGGTTGCATCTTTTCTTCAATGAGCATCTTACTCAGTTTGTGAATGTTTTCATTACTGAGACCGGCCAAAGCAGCGGACAATATCACTTCATCATATTTAATACCATTGAACGTAACAACAGTGTATTTATTAATAATGTGAAATATATTAGCCCTATTTAATTCCGAATTATTAAACTTTTCAAAATACATTACCTGGCCAGTAGTCACCTTCTTGAACATAATAAGGAGATAATTTTGGTAACACTCAATATCGAAAGTTAATAATTTGGAAATATCCATTTTATTTTATCCCCTTACTGCCTGTTACTGTTTTCTGATCATTATATTGACCTGTTTGAGCGTAGTTAGCATGATCAGGAACAGGAATACATTTCCAAAAAACAATTTGGCCTATTTTCATTCCTGGTTTTAATAGTAATTTATGGTGCTGTGTTACGTTTTTTAATTCCAGTGTTAACTTGCTATTGCTCCAACCCGGATCACACCAACCTGCTAATAAATGTTGTAAGCCTGAACGTGCTATTGAACTTTTTAATTTATATTCTGCTGATATATTATTAGGTAAATTAAAAGTTTCTTGTGTTGTTGCTAAGATGAATTCATTAGGTGATAAAATATAACCTTCATTAATATCGAATTCAAATGTTGATAATGTATGTTTTAGTTTTAAATCAACTACATTGATATGTATAGTTTTTTCTATAAGTATTTTATCACCTAATGTAATATCAATACTTGTACCATTTATATTCTCAAGAGGCGCATCAATAACACCCTGTTCAACTAATTCAACTAATTCGTTATGTGATATTAATGACATTACAATGCTTCCTCTATGTGGTTTTTATTTAGAGCTTCTATAATAGTTTCGTCTTTAAAAATAGATAACTCTTCGGTGCTAACTTCACCCAAATTATCATCTATGAACTTTATAATTTTATCAGATAAAGATCCTATTCTTGGTGTTTTAGAACCAACGATAAAATACTTATCTGATAAATCTAATTTTGGTTTGATTGTTTTTCTTTTTGAGCATTTTTTAAATTGTGATTGGTGTTCATTTAATAAATTTAATACAGCATTAGCAGCTTCATCCTCTTCATTAAATATTTTGCTCTTAGAACCTAAATTAGAATACAGGTCTTGCATTTCATGAAGTGTAAAATTTAAAGTTAGTTCATCGACATTAGCAACAATGCAAACAGCTAACTCTAATTCATTATCTTTAATGTATCGTGCTATCTGTGTTTTAAATTCAGATTTGACATCGACATTTAATGAATCAAAATCAATAGCATAAAACATTATTCAAATTTCCTTTTCATAAAAAGTTTATGTGCCTTTCTGTGAATACCATTGGCAAAAAACCTGCGCCATAAATACCCACGTACAACAGCTAACACTGTGTAATGAGTTGTTATTATAAAACCGTCATCAATGGTTAAACTACCATCACGTATTAATTCGGCCATTACAAAATGCCAATATAAATAAGAGACAATAAAACCTGAAGCGACGTTGATCGAAACTTCTAACAGTGATTCCAAACGTGAATTAATCATTACTCAAATTTCTTTTTTAGTTCATCACGATTAACAACAAAATGCTTAGGTTCATCAACATATGGGGAGAACACAACAACCCATGATCCCCTATTATTGTTTTTATATGGTTCACCGTTATCGGGTCTAACGAAAGACAAGCGACCTAATATATTAATAATCGAACTTGATTTTGTTAACACATCTTCATAATATAGATCGCCGTTAAATGTCGGTATCAACATAACCGTGGTAAAACCAAATTCGATTTCTTCTATCGCTTTTTCTATCCAGGGGTTGATTTTAGAATATGGAGGATTACAAAAACCGACGTTACCTTCCAATGACCAATCACCTGTTAAAGCTGAATCATCTTCTGTGAAATAAATATCACAATAATGATGCTTATCACTGGCCGCTAAATCAACATCAAATTTAAAAGATGCGTTTAACCAATCGTAAATGTAACGTGGTGTTTGTAAGGAGTCCTTATCAAAAGATTTATCTATTGGATCAAACATTCTTAAACCTTACTGTTGATTAAAAAAGGTGGCCGAAGCCACCTGGTTATTTACCGGTTAATGATTAAAAATCATCAAAATCATCGTTACCGGCCCCATCGTCTGCAAAATCTGCAAACTCAGTGGTCGCGGCAACACTGCCGTCAAGGCGATCACCTTTTTTACGAAGCATGACGTTATTAAGACCCAACGCTATGCCAGGCTTACCGCCATCAGTTGAAGGAAAGCCATACACATTAACGGAAACATGAAAGTAAGCACCGCTAAAACAATATTCTTCAATATCATCTTGATCGGCTGGTTCCCCCGCACGATTGGCGATACCTGGCTTTTTCTTTTTTGATGACGCGTTCATGAAGTACATGTTTTCATATTCTTCACCATCGCGTTCATCATCGCCGTCACGCAAGGGCAGTTTATACTTACCTGTTTTTGATCCTGCTTCAGATCCGAACTTTTCAATCAATACGGCTTTGATCATCTTTTTAAAAGCTTTAATCTGCGGGTGATCTTTTGACATGATAATTTGAATACCCCAACCATCGGGATCACCGTTTTTCTTTGTGCGTTGCTCATTAACATATACATAAGAACCGCGCACGTTTTGTAAAATAATTTTAGCCATTTTCTATTTACCTCTGTTTTTACTGTTTAAAGTTTAAGTTAGTCCAGGTTGTCGAAATCACTGCAAACGCTAGGCTGAACACCCTGCCGTCTATCAGATATTAGTGCTATCACAATGCCACCTTCTGGTTTTGTTGTGATTTCACTCATAACTTTTTTAGCTTCTTTTACAAAGCCTTTTACACCGTTCTCTTTCATGGTTTCTTTCACAGCTTTTTCAAGCGCGCCGATACCTTTTGGCTTGCGATCATACATGTCTGATTCAGTCATGTAATCAAGAAGAGGTGAATCAATTTCATCCAGCGCGTTATCGGTTAGTTTACGCTGTGTTGTTTTACGAACCAGTTTATAAGCATCCTTGTACTCAGTTGAACCGCTATCAACTTCGTATTGTAGTTGCGCCTCTACTGCTACAATAAACGCTCGTAGCATGGCTGCATGGTTCATGACTGCTTTTTTCTGTTCGACTGTCATTGATTCAGGCACGGGGAGAAGTGCATCATTTGCAAAATCAGCGATCATTATCTCCTGAGTTTTAGCATATAGAGCTGAGCATTGCCCGTTAGCGTTACAGAATCGGCACCCATCATCAGTGGGTACTAATGGTGCATCCGGTTCAAGAGTCGCTTCAGCGCGGGGTATTAATTCCTCTTCTTCCCATTTGAGAACGGTATCTTTATCAATGTCCCACGAACGCATAGGCCCATCTTGATGTATAGCCCGGGGTTGGGAGATTGTTATTTTTACACCTTCATGTATGGCGCAACCATTAAACGCGGGTAGAGCAATAACACCTGTTACATAGCATAGTGCTTGCCCGTTATCTTTAACCTCTACCGCTACCCCCTGACCGTGCTTGTAGTCAATGATCTCTACTTCAGTAATAACACCATCAAGCCTGAAGATTAAAACGACATCAGCCGTACCACCATCAAGACCTTTGATTTTAAGGTATTTTAATGATGATCGTATTTCCACCATCATTTCCACTTCGTAACCGAAATCCTCTGCTTCTTGAATTCTGGTACGAATATAATCAAGGCTAGTTTGAACAGCCTCTACCATATTGTCATTTACTTTAAATGAAAAACCATCGGCTTTGATTGTTTCACCTAAATAATCTTTAGCGTCTTTGTTATTCAATAAACACTGTTCATGCACTTCATGGGCGACTGTACCTTCAGCCGCGTATTTACTCGGTTTATCTTCGATGTTTAAACTTTCAACATATTGAATTGAACCAGGGCAATAGCCCCATTGTTTCCATGCACTAGGGGATAATCTCGCGTGTGTTGTCATTTTACTGTTTTCCTGTTTAGTTGTTTAGTTGTTTAGTTGTTTAGTTGTTTAATCAAAATGAAGTTCATAAACACTATCTGGATCTGAAGGATCAAACACCTGATCTTCATCAAATACTGATTCGCCGTTTTCATTAAAATCTACGGCCTTTTCACCTTTTTTGACTTGATAACCATCGGCTTGCCATTCGTTGTATGTTTGTTGTGCTGTCATCGCTCTAACCCTCTTCATCAATAACAGCTTCAACACCTATCGTCACGGTCATATTATGATTGAAAACAATAGCACCCCCGCCGATGGCACCGTTATGAGTTTGTGTATACATGTTGTTCGGAATGTAACGCAATAGATGAATTACGTCATAAGTGTAATAGGTTTTATCTTTTTCAAACTTTATTACTTTTTGTGTTTTTAGCATGACTGTTTCTCTGTTTAGTTTATTTTGATTTGAAAATTAACATAGCTTACTTCTGGTGTTATTTTATTTATCTCGGGTATAAAACCAATGTTAACTCGGTACTCATTGCCGATAGATAACGCGGGCGCAACCATTGGCGAAAAAGTTTTATAATAACCGCTTACAATTCCTACATTAAGGGTCACAGCTACATGATTATTGAATTTGAATTTTGAGCCATATGCTCCATAAACAGTATTGTTACCCAATGAGTTTTTATAAACCCCCACGCTTGCGCTTTGCCAATTATCGAATTCATACGTTAATCCTACGCCTGGATTAATCTCAATGAATCCATTTGATAATTCAGGGTGCATTTGAACATCGACATGATTTTCCCAATCCCTATGTTTTGAATAGCCGTGAATATCTAAATATAATGATTCTGCTTTCGTTGTATTTAACACACAACTTAAAACCATTATATTTAGTATTTTATATTTCATAACTGTTTAACTGTCTTAGATAAAAAGTCTATGTGGTGCTGAATACCAGCCAACACCACATAGATAAAAGTTTAAGTGAGTTCTTTCATCATTGCCGCGAGTTGTTCTTGTGAACAATCATCAACATTGCTCAAAGCTTTAGCACCGTTAGCGGTCATAATCGCCTTAGCTTCATCCCGCCCATTTGATTTTGAATAGGCTTTCAATGCTGTTTTGACTGCTTCAGGATTGATATTGCTATCATCACCCAGGCCGTCATCGTCAAGACCGTCACCCAAACCATCATCCTCAAGGTTATCGGTCTCACTCGGGCCAGCTTCCCACGCTGTAATAATAGAACGGTAATCAGCTTCGGGGATTTTAGCCATACTGCGACCAAGCGTAGCGGTAACGGCGACATCATGATCTTTAAGAACTTGTATAGCGAAATCTTCGCCGTGATCTTTTTTGGCGAGTTTGGCCGCTGCTTTGACTTCATCGAGGGTGATACCAGAAGCAGTATCATCAGGCTCGGTTGTGGTTGTTGTGGTTGTTTTGGTATCGGTTGCAGAAGGTGTTTTTTTGGTGTAGTCACCACCGATCAGGATATGATTGACTTGGTCGATTTTACTCGCGTTATCAGGAGTTAGATCGATTGTGTATGTTACTTGTGCCATTTGCTAGGCTCCTTATATTAATGATAAATAGTCTGTTTCACTGGCTTACTGGAATAACTTTATGAGCCAGTGAGCCGAACTATGCCTGAATCGTTAAATAAATACAAGTGTTTATTTAAGTTGTTTATTAAGTGTTAATTAAGGTACACTCAGGCCCGTCAATTTACAAAAATAGGGGTTGTAGCGGTGGACGTAACACTAAAAGAATTAAAAGCTATTCAAAAGGATCAGTTGGATACATTGTTGGAAAAAGCAGGGGGCACAGCGCATCTATCAAGAATGTTAAAGATGCACTACATGGTAATTGTTGGATGGAAACAGAGGGGTAAGATTAGCAAAAAAGGAGCTGAGTTAGTAGAAAAGCATCCTGCATTGGGTTCATTTTTCAAAGCGATAGACTTACGCCCTGACCTTTAATACCTCCTAATAAGGATAGTTGCAATGATTGTCAAACAAGAACAATTAAAACCATATATTGATGCTAAAGCTGATTTAATCCCGCTACACATATGGAACAAACAAACAACCGATAAAAAAGGAAAGATCCACAAAAGAGGTAAAACACCTTTATTACCTGAATGGACTAAAATTCACAAAGATATTGACAAAGTTTTAGAGCTGGTTAATAAAAGTCATAACGTGGGATATCGCTTATCAGATACCGATTTAGTTGTTGACATTGATCATCGCAACTTTGGTGATAAAGATTCATTAAAGGAATTATGTGATTTTCTAGGGGTCACGAATTTAGCTGACATTTACCCCACGGTTGTTACTGGTTCAGGCGGGTTCCATTATTATATGACGAAACCGAAAGGGGTTAGCGTTCGTGAAACTATCGAACAATTCCCAGGTATTGAATTCAAAACAAAAGGTCGTCAAGTTGTCGCCGCCGGTAGTAAACACCCAAATGGTGAATATTATGAATGGGATGACTTCGCCCCTGAATTTGGTGAGTCACACCCCGCACCGAAAAAGTTATTAGATTTACTAGAATATGTTCCTTCTAAAACTAAATCTGATATGGGGACAATTAACAACGATCAATTGTCGCGCCTGTTGGTGCAGCTAAACATTGAAGATTACGGGGACAATGATACCTGGTTTAAAATCCTTTGTGCTTCACATCATGGTACAGCCGGTAGAGGGATTGAGGAATTTCTCGAATGGTCATTGGGCGATTCACAATACTCAGATGACGAACACTTAATTCGTTGTCGCTGGTCGTCCTTATCTGAAAAGGGTGTAAACATTACCGTCAACAGTCTTTATAAGGAGGTGTTAGCCCATGGAGGTGACACAGCTATTATTACCGCACAGGAGGATTTTGAAGATTTTGCTAATGATAACGCGCCTGATCTTGATGACTTCGATGACATTATCTCTAAACCTGAAATAAAGGATTCATATAAAGCCGGTATTGCTTCCTCTCTTGCCAAAGACCTCACTCAGTCATCTAGTGAAGATGACATTGTCAAAGCGATAAGAGCCTCATTACAGGCGGGTACGATTGAGCAGGTAAAAGCGTTCAGTGCCATTCAATCCAATCTTAAATGGACAAAAGGCCAATTAAACGAGGTGGTGAAGCAGATCAAGGATCGTATTGTTGATGACCTGGGTAGAATTCTTGCTGAAAAGACTTTAGAACTAAAGTTTCATAAAGGTAAAGGGCTTGTTTATAACACTAATGGGCAATTTTGGTTATACACTGGTAAATATTGGATCACTGTTACCAAAGCTTACATTGGTTTAAAGATAACCGAAGTGTTGGATGATATGCGTTGCAAAATTAACATTGATGTTAAGGAAAACGCATTGGTAACTGAAGCGGTTAGTATCATTGAGCGATTAGCGAGTGTTTGTGATGACATATTGCGATTACGTGAAAGACCCCATCCCGTTATTAATTGCGCTAATGGTGAATTATGGATAAGAAAGGATGGGACAACCAAATTAAGAAAACACAGACCGAGCAGCTATTTATTGCAACTACTTGATGTTGAGCATACACCAGGTAGTGATTGCCCCTTATTCGATAAGTCGATACGTGAAATTTTCTCTAAATGTGATGACGGTGAGGACATTGTTAGACATTTTGAGGAATACATGGGTTATGTGTTACACCCTGATAAACGCCCGGCTAAGTTCTGGTTATTTAAAGGCGCTGGCGGTGACGGTAAGACCACGTTGATGAAGGTGTTGAGTGCTTTGTTAGGTGATGCGGTGGCCCCCGATAGCATAGAGAGCTTTAAAGGCGGATCAGGTGGGGATAATCACGCTTTCGCAGATTTACCCGGTAAACTCTTAATTTACGATGATGATCTAAATAAGAATAGTATTCTCCCTGATGGGGTATTGAAGAAGTTAAGTGAGGATGGGGAATTAACCGCTAATCCCAAAGGTTTCGCTAAATTCAAATTCACTAAGGTTTGTACCGTTACCATGTTGAGTAATGGTTTTCCCAGGACTAAAGATCTAACGCGAGGTTTTCGCAGAAGGGCGGCGGTCATACCATTTGACATGGCCTTTCATGAAAATGGAGCTGATTTAGATTTAGCAGAGAAGATTATTAAAAAGGAATTAGCCGGTGTTTTGAATCGAGCACTTCAGGGATTAGAGCGGCTACGTGCCAGGGGTGATTTTAAGGAGCCGGAATCATGCAGAATGGCGAAGGAGATATGGTTATCCGAATCAAATACCGTTTCATTATATGCTTCAGAACATATTGAGATTACCCATGCCATGGGTGATAAGGTTTCTCTAACCGATTTGTACGCTGATTATAATGATTGGTGTGTCCAGTATGGAATTAACAGGGTTGATACTAAACAGAGCTTTAGGGGGGTGCTTGAGGATTTGGATATGACCTATGGTAAGATAGGGGGGAACATTAGTGGCTTTAAAGGAATCAAGTTAAAACAGTTAGAAATTGATGATTTTGATTGTTTGGAAGGCGAAGATTCGGAATGGTAATATACTAATATAGGTATGAAAGTACCCTTGATAACTGGTTGATAACTATTTAGTTGTTTAAAATAAAAGGATTTATTGAATATTCAGGTTAAATGTGGGGTTTAGTATCTTTAAAGTAATTATAATGACTGATGAGTTGTTGAAAGTATTAAAAGTAACAAAATAACCACTATAATAGATCATTAGTAATATTTAAAATAAAATTGAAATATAGAAAGGGTATGACCCCCTGTTTTTGCTATTCTCTTACCTTTTTGGTGTTTTACACCCCTTATAGTTACTTTTAAATTATTAAGGGTCTAAAATTAACACTTGAAAATTATTGAATAGTTACTATAATTATTCTTGAGTTACTAAATTAAAAGGTAAATAAAATGGTACAAACAGATTTAACATCTTTAACACTTAAGGAATTTAAAAGATTGATGAACATAGGGCATGGCGAACCGCTACATGCTATTAGAATTCTTTTAAGTAAAACCGATAGTGGGAAAGGTTCTTATAATAAAATACAACAAACGGCTATTGATTTTATTGAACAATATTTAGAATTGTCACCTACTCCTAAGGATCGTATTTTATTTAAAGAATTACATGCTCAATATAATGACGCGACAGGCTCATTATTAGGTAAGAAAGAGTTTCACCGATTACTGAAGGGGTACGGGTTTGATGTGTTAAGGGGTACAGGTAATCGAATGTATGTTTTCAATGTAATCTCAAACTGGATATAAATAAAATGCTAAAACTATTAACTGTACGGATAGAAACTAGTGATCAATATGGTGATATTAAAAAACAAGTGATAGGTGTATTTGATAACCATGTTGATTTTGATAACGCCAAAGCCAGAGCATTAAACAAATATAAAAATATGCGTTATATATTGTATGTTACTGACATAGAAATTAATAAACCATTAGAGTAAAACAAAATGACACAATTAAGACATTGCATGATCGATTTAGAAACAATGGGTGTTAAACCCGATTCAGCTATTGTATCTATAGGCGCGGTAATCTTTGATCCCAGGCTCAATAAAATAGGTGATAAGTTTTATATTGAATTAGATTGGAAGAATCAAGATAGAGTTATTGATCCAAGCACTAAGGAATGGTGGAAAGGTCAATCAACAAAAGCTAAAAAAGCTCTGCATGGTAAAGTGTCCTTAGAAGATGCTTTAGATGAGCTAGGTTTCTTTCTACCACCTGATTGCAAGGTATGGGGTAACGGTGCAACATTTGATATAAGTATGCTTGAGGACGCTTATAATCAACTCGATATGGAAATACCCTGGAAGTTCTGGAACATACGCGATTGCCGAACAATTAATGATCTATATGAATCAATGCGAGGGGGGTTTAATAAAGCGAGCGGTGGTGTGTTACATAACGCTCTTGATGACGCGTACTATCAGGCACAATATATTAGCATGATGTGGCAAAAGATAGCTAAAGGTTAAATTTGACATTTAGTTGAAAATAACCATACTAGTGTAAAATATATAAACAGAGGAAAAGCTATGCTTAATACAGAAAAATTAATTCGTGCTTTTATGCGTGAAAATGGTTACACGAATTTCACTACTGATTTAGGGATACGCAAATCATATTTAGGTGGAAGCAGTAAAACATATGTAACACCTGAAATGATGTTGATTGAATTTCATAAATGGTTACTTACCAGGGGAAAAAGAAAATGACACCTGAAAATATAGCCTGGGTTTTTATTATTGCTATAGCAGGTCATGTGCTTTTAAAATTAAGCGGTGTTTGAAATGACAGACTACGAAGCAGGTCAACAGGATCGTAAAGGTTTTGTAAATTCCCAGGGTTACGCTGGCATATCACGTAATATTACCGCTGAAGATGCAACGCTGTTGTTTTGGCCCCCTATCACCAACGATATGATGCAAGTAGCCCGACCTATGCCGAAAGACCGTAAGGAGTGGGTTGAAGGTTGGAATGATGAGAAATCAGAAGAGGATTAAAAAATGAATAAACAAGAACTTAACGGTACTATTAATGTATTGATTGATGAAGAAAATTTAGATGTTGAACCTATTGATATTGATGAAGATAACCAATCTGAAACAATATTCAATATTATGATTGCTTTAAATGCAAAACGTGATAATCAGTTACAAGAAGTGATTCAAGATATTATATTTGCTATTGATAGCGGTGTTGCAACAGGTGATTTACAGAATCATTTTTATCGGCTTGGCAACTAACAAATGCCAACAGTAGACCTAAATAATAAGGAAGTTATATCCCATATCGAAGATTTGTTATCTTTGCCAAAAACAGATACACGTTCACCATTTATTACAATTCCAAAAGACCAGTTTTATCTCTACACACTCGCTAAAGCGTATGAAGAGTTAGAACCTATTGAAAGTGATCATGTTTACGATATGTTCACAAGATATCTGCAACGTGAACAAATCATGTTTCCCGATATATGGGATGAAGTCAGTTTGAAATGTTTTGAAGATGGAAGCTGGCAACATACAGGGTTGTTTATTCATGATCATGATCCTGACGATGAAGAGTGGTTATTGTGATGCCTACACGCTTTGACCCTCGCCCTATTTGCTCCTGCTCAGCCTATTCATTTCCACATAGGATAGGTGGTAGGTGCCGGGGTTCGGCTTTCACAGAGTTTTACTATTACAATATTCACATCCTTTGTGATGAGTGTAATTGTCAATCAAATAATCAATGTGAAGTCGCAATGGGTCAGGAATCAATAACAGAGGCCGAGTGTTTTATTGACGCTAAACACTATCGTCCTGGTGAATTTTTACCGCTTGAAATAGAAGAGCCTGAAGAACCCACCCACTACTAAAATTTACATTCTTCACCAATTGCATTATATTAATGGGATATTGCCGATAATCCTATTAACGAATGGCCCAACAACCTCTAAAAGTAGATCAGTTACGCCACCTTATCAACGAAGGCGAGCTCAGTGATCCCCTTGTCTTTTTAGAGTCAATCATGGGCGGTCAAGACCCTCGACAAACATCAGGCATTTACAAACTAATATTAGAAATCGACAGCTTTACCAATGGCGAATTAACTCCGTCAGATTGGAATGAGATAGTTGATTACGTTATTAATCATTCTAAATACAAACACGTAACACTAGTTGAATCGACAGGTGCAGCCAAAACCCTTGCTGAATACCTTCACCCAAAACGAAAACAGATTGAAAAACTAGATGGATCATTAGGTGCTAATGTCTCTTCAAGCCCGTTGAGTGAAGAAGAGATCGAACTGTTTAAGGAAAAATTCAATGATGAATTCTAGTGAAATAATTGAACTGGATAGAGATATCGAATGGTCGTTTAATGAATTACGCATGTTGAAGTATATGCTTGAACATGATGGTATGCAGTTCATGAGATATTTTTTTAAATTGCGTGAAGGTACGGTGATGTTGAGAAATTGGCATCACTATGTGATTGAATATGTTTTACAAGCTGTGCTTGATGGCAAGATAAACAGGCTGATTGTTAATATAGCACCCGGATATACTAAAACAGAACAGGTTGTTCTAAATTTTATATGCAGGGGTCTAGCTCTTAATCCCCGTTCTAAATACATTCACACTTCATATTCAGGCGATCTGGCTCAAGAGAATTCATCTAAAATAAAAGAGACCATTCAATCTCTTGAATTTCAGGAGCTATGGCCGATGGCGACAAGGGCCGACACTAAAGGTAAGAAGCGGTGGTTTACTGAATTAGGCGGGGGGATGATGGCGACCTCATCGGGTGGGCAGATAACAGGATTTAGAGCGGGTAGAATGGAACCTGGTTTCACAGGCGCGTTTGTAAATGATGATCCAGTGAAACCCGATGATGCTTATTCCGCTGTTAAACGTAACGCTATCAATAACCGTTTCAATAACACTATGCGGTCACGTTTAGCTATTGAAACAGTGCCCATGGTTAACATCATGCAACGCATTCACGAAGATGATCTTTCTGGTTATCTTCTCAAGGGAGGTTCGGGTGATATTTGGCATCATTTAGTAATACCGACCCATTTAACAGACGAGGTATTAGACCGTGAATATCCTGAAGATTACACACATGGTATTCCTATTGATATAAACGGTGTTCTAAAAGCACTACATACGGGTGAAGAGTATGCTTTTTAGTGCTGATGCTTTAGATTTAATCCCTGATCAGATCATGCCGGGTTTAGCATTATGGGATTTTAAACATAGTATTGAGCAACTACGCACATTAGAAGAGGGTGATCCCTATACCTATTCTAGTCAATTCCAGCAAAATCCTAGCCCTTTAGGTGGGGGAATGTTTAAGGATAAATACTGGAAGTATTACGATGTACTACCGGCTGATATTGATCTCTATCGAATGTATGCTGATACGGCTCAGAAAACAGCCGAACGAAACGATTTTACTGTGTTTCAATTATGGGCAAGATCACGATCATCAGGCGTATATCTGGTTGATCAAGTGCGCGGTAAATGGGAAGCCCCCGAACTTGAATCAAACTTAGTTGATTTTTGGAACAAACATAAACCAACGATCTATAAACCACTTGGTTGCCAGGTTGTTAAAATAGAAGATAAGAGTTCTGGATCAAGCCTTATTCAATCTATCAAAAAAGATTATTTGATACCTGTTGAAGCTATTCAGCGCAACACTGATAAAGTTTTACGTGCTATGGGTGTGGTTAAATACTTCGCCAGTGGTTACATTCATCTACCTGTAGGTGTTGATTGGTTGCACGATTACAAAGAAGAGTTTAGGAAATTCACACCCCTAATGACGCACAAACACGACGACCAGATCGACCCGACAATGGACGCTGTTGAAGATCTGATTGTATTCGAACAGATGGTGTATAATAATACGGCTTTAAAATAAATTTGAGAATTTGTCAATGGGTATAATTAGATCAATAAGCAGAAGTATAACCAGGTCTATTTTTCGCACTATAGAAAATACCGATCAAATTATTAGTCGTTATATCCGCACGTTCAACGGTTCAGGCACTTACGGCGAACTATTAGACCCTGTTACTTTTACAGGTGATTATGAGGTTGAGATAGAGTTTAGCCCTACAAGCGTAGCGGCTCATCTTGCGTTAGCTGATTCACCTGATACAACAGATAGACATCTTATCTACCTCACAATTACTACTGGTAATGTCGTATATACCGGAGCCTCTATAACCTCAGTTGAGTTAAACGAGGCGCCTATATCATCAAATACAACAGCACCACCTCTCGGTGAAATAAGTGTTATTAAGATATTTGGTAACGGTATAGCGCCGTTTGGAAGAATAGGAAGTGACTATTCTAGCGGCTCTCCTTTTGCCGGAGAAATCCTCTCAGTTAAATTCACCGATAACGCTATAGGTGATGAGCTATTCCACGGACTCACCCTAGCTGACTATTTAGATGCCGCGGGTGGGTATGAGCGTGAGATAGCAACTTATAACGGTTCGGATATGTATGGGACGTTGTTGGAGCCTATTACGCTTGAGTCGGGGGACACCATTACTATTGTATTTGCAACAGCAAATACTGTTACTGCTATGAACCTAGTTGATGGGGATGTTTCCGCTGTAGATAGGGGGTATATTTATTGCACTTCTGGGCAGAAATTAGCATGGAACACTTCGGTATATTCAGGAGTAGCGCTAGATGGCATTGCTGCGACTAGCGGTGTAACCGATTTCCCTGTGGACGGGATCGTTCATGTTGTTACCGGGGTACTTAGTGCTTCGGGCATAATAGGACACATCGGGTGTAACCAAGACGGGACAACATCTTTTTGGGAGGACGAAATCCTCTCCCTCGCAACAACCGTATCAGGCGTCACCACTACCTACCCACTAAACTCAGGCTCTACTGTATATGAGCTGCCAGAGGGTGAGGTGCTGGGGAGTGAGATTATAATAGACGGAGACTTCACAACAGACACAGTGGATAAAGCCGCGTTTGATGCAGCCTATCCTGATTGGATTAGCCCTGTTGGACAATTGATATCAACATCAGGTGGCACTGTAAGTATTGACAGGAACGGAGGTAGTTATACTTCCCTTGCCCAAACCATCGCCACAACATCTGAGGATGCAGAGGTGTTTAGTTTTGAAATAACTGCCCTATCGCATGGCGTAGATGTCACAATAAACGGGGCTACCACGAACTTTACAACCACCGGCATTAAGAATGTGGCATTTAAAGCCTTAGCATCTACTACCATTGTGTATATGTCTGTCGCGGCCAGTTTAGCGGCAACAGGTTCTTATAAAACAATTTCAACCAAACCAGCACCCAAAGCCCTGGCCTACGAAGGCCTCTCACTTACCGATTGGAACACCTACGCAAGAAGCAACCAAAGTGCGAACTACATACTAGACAATGACAACACGGTTTTCCAGCAAGCTAGAGGGTATGTGCTTGGGAGTGATGTTGTTACAAATAGTGGCGAGCCTTTCACTTCGACAGATGGTTATGCAGCACAAGGTACTGGTTCAATAGCGGTGGTATCCAGTAATATCGATGTCACTCAATTAGCGGCTTGGGATGACGGGGTTTTGTATGTACTGCCAACAGGGACATGGGAAACAACAAAAGTAGTTAGATTTAAGGTGGGCATGGGAACGTCTACATTGGTTCAATTACAAGCTGGCAATGGTAACTACGGGCATGGGGCATTTGGGTCGCTAAACATTACGGCTTCAGGCGAATATGAGATTATAACAAGTACAGGCTTGGGTGGTTCAGGAATTAGCGCAAAAGCGAGTACAGCTAGCACATTCTCAATAGAGCTGTTATCCACAAAAGAATCACCCAAAGCTCTAGCCTACAATGGTTTCACACTGGCAAGCATCGAGCTATTCGCTCTCAACCGTCAGGATAATTGGTGGGAGGGGGTTGAGTTAGTTACCGATGGTGGATTTGATACGGCTTGTGGGGTTAATTGGATTTGCACTTCCCCATGGGTTATTAGTTCCAGCAAAGCGACGGCAGATGGAAGCCAATCTGCAACCATAGATCTGTACCAAGATGTGGAACCTGTAGATGGTAATTGCTATGTTCAACGAACAAATGTTAGCGAGCATAATGCTGGTATTTTGAATGCTATATTAGATGGAGATGTTGGAGCAAATATAATCGCGGCGGGCATTTATACTGACGTTTATTCACCTCTTATATCGGTGGGCACACACACAGGGTTACGAGGGGATGCTGATTTTGATGGTGTTGCGGTAAGTGTGTCAGTGAAACGAATCTTGGAGCTACCATAATGAAAAAATCACTATTCAATGAAGCGTTAATCATTAACACCATAATTAACAGAGGAATTAAAAAATGAGCATATTAGTAGAATCCACACTTTTAGCCAATAGTGATAATATAATCACTATTAAAGATCAGGCGACTTTAGTCGCTACTACGGGTATCGCTATCGGTGATGATTGTTCTGTCGATATTAAGACTGAAACAGATGGTTGGTCTCCTTCAGGCGTAGTTCTAACAAGTACCAACCCTTCAGCTAATATCCTCGGCCCTTTAACTATTCGTGTTAATAAGCCCGTTTCGAGTATTGCATTTGCTATCGAAGTGATCAGAGATATTCCTGCTGATCTGTAAGGATTGTATAGAATGGCCAACCCCCCATTAAATAGACCCTTAAGCATTGTTAAACCGTTACCGGCATTACATGTTGAAAATAGTCATGGATCAGCGTTGCGGTCATCTTCTGCTTTTCTTTTTGATGCTAGTATTGCAGCCCTTGCTGCTGCTGCTAGTAATATAATACGATTCACGACAGGCGATAAAGCTGTTTTAATGGAGTCGAGTGAATTTAGTATAAACCAGGAAAAGGTAAAAATAGAAGTATATGAAGATGTAACATTTACCGATCCCGGTTCGCATATTCCAAAAGCTAATTTAGTTACTAACATGAACCGCATTAATCCTAAAGACACCCAATTAGTATTTTTCGGTGCCCCCACTATTGATAGTCAGGGTATTCGTGTATTACATCAAGATATATTCGGCATAGCTGGTCAAAATGTTAATCAACCAGGCGTTGGGGCATCTTCACAAACAGCCGCTCGTATATTTAAACCTAATACGGAACATGTGTTTATTGTAACCAACGAATCGGTATTGGCTGTAGATATTGATGCCCATTTTGAATACCACGAAGTTAATCCAAACGAATATAAATAGAGATCATTATCATGAGCGAAGTCGAAGAGGCCAGAATACTAACGGATAAGGAACAAGAATTATCTGACGGATTAGAAAACCTAATTGCTCAAATGGGTACAGGTAAAGATAAACGCGCTAATTCAATTTTTAAAAATAACAAGCGATTATCGGCTGATGGTAATCAGGACGAACTTAACGCGCTTTATCGCACCGATTGGTTAGCGGGTAAAGTTGTTGATATTATCCCTAATGATATGACAAGGGAATGGAGAAGCTTTACAGGGGATATTGAGCCTGAATTAGTAACTCGATTACAAGAAGAGGAAGGCCGATTAGATTTAGTTGGCGCATTTAATGAAGCTCATAAATGGGCGAGATTGTACGGCACTGCTTTTATTGTATTGTCTGTCGATGATGATTTGTTACCTGAAAAACCATTAGACATTAGCAAATTAAAAAAAGGGGCATTACGTCATATAAAAGTCATTGATCGTCATCGTGTGTCCCATGCTGATGTCGAACCGATAGCTGATCCAATGGATGCTAATTTTGGACTACCTCGTTTTTATCGTTTCAATGAATCGAATGTTAAAATTCATCATTCCAGGGTGTTACGTTTCGACGGTGTCAAACTTCCTTTCGATGAGTTTAGGCGCAACAACTACTATTCAGATTCGGTACTTGATCGACTATACGAAGCTCTAACCGATTTCAGCACGGTAACAACCGCCTCGGCATCAATGGTTTATGAAACAAACGTAGATATCATGAAAGTGAAAGGGTTGATGGGATATTTGCAAACACCCGAAGGTGAAATATTACTTCGTAAACGATTTGCGTTAGCCGGGATGCTCAAGAGTTTTAATAATATGATGCTTCTTGATTCCGAAGAAGATTGGGCTACCAAGACAAACACCTTTGCGGGTCTACCTGATTTAATGGACAGATTCGCACAAGCGATCACAGCCGCATCAGATGTACCGGCCACGAGGCTCCTGGGAAGCTCTGCCAGTGGTTTAAACGCTACGGGAGAAGGAGATCTTAAAAACTATTATGATAAAATCTCTGCTGACCAGAAAAAAGAGTATAAGCCGCGTTTAGATTATTTTGATCAGATAATGGCTAAAAGTATGGATCTCGGTGATGATGTTGATTTGAGTTATAAGTTTAATTCACTGTTCCAAATGACTCCTAAAGAAAAGTCAGAAGTAGAATTAAATAATGCTAATCGTGACGCTGTTTATTTAGACCGTGATGTGATTACTATTTCAACAGTAGCTAAAGATTTAAAACAAGAAGGAACATATACCAACATCACGGATGATGACATAAAAGAATTAGAGGAATTTGAAAATGGTGAATTCGACACAGATACAGATGATGAGCAGGGTGAAGAATCCGAAGAAGAGAACGAAGAAAGTTCAACCGATTAAGACACCTAAATCACCCGGGGTCAGATATAGAAGATGGCTTGAAAATCTTGTTAAACAATTACGGATTGATACTAATACTCAAATTGTACCGATATTAAAACAATTTGAAACTGAATATGTTAATGACGCTTATGCTCGAACACTTGAACAGGCGTTTGATAATTTGCGTAAATCCTACGAAACGATAGGGATTAACGCTAAGACAGTATCATCATCTTTTGTAGGTAACGCTAATAATGTCAACAAGAAGCGTTTTTACTCTGCTATGGAAAAAGCAACGGGTGTCAACATTGAGAGCGTTATTCAGAACGAAGGGTTAGAGGATATTCTAGTAGCGACCACTAGAGAAAATGTTAATCTGATTCGGTCTATCCCTGAAGAGTATTTTAAAAAAATAGAGACTCTTGTTTTTACAAGTACCACCCAGGGCGACACAGCGGGTAGTATGATTAAACAGATTCAGAATATAGGTAAAACAACAACTAAACGTGCTCGATTAATTGCGCGTGATCAATCATCTAAATTAAATTCAGCACTGAGCCAACAGCGACAACAGAATTTAGGTGTTGAAGAATACATATGGCGTACTGCAGGTGATGAACGGGTTAGAGAAAATCACCGTTCGAAAAACGGTAAGACATTCAGATGGGATGATCCGCCAAAAGACACAGGTCATCCAGGTCAAGCTATTCAATGTCGATGCGTGGCTCAGCCTATTATCAAATTATAGTTTACAAATCAAGCTTGTTTTTATATAGTAAGCATATTAATATACGTTGAAAATCGAAGGACTAATAAATGTTTTTGCATGATCGCTTGCAAATTAGCACGAAACGAACCTACACTGACGAAGGTTTTTTAATAGTCCCCGCTACTATCTCCCGTACTGGTATTTACGAATATCAAGCTATTGAAATGGGTCTAACAGATAGAGAGCCTACCGCAACAATTAGAGTTTTTAGACCTGAAGAAGAAGTTTTTTCTGATAGATCGCTATCTTCTTTTGCTAATAAACCTATAACAGATAATCACCCTCCTGAATTAATTTCTGCCAAAAACGCTAAAGAATTTTCAGTAGGACATGCTGGCCCTGAAGTAACGAAAGAGGGTGATTATGCTAAAACAATCCTCCATGTAAATGATGCTGATGCAATAGCCAAAATTGAAAGCGGTAAGGTAGAGCTTTCAAATGGTTACACGGCTGATATTGAGTGGGGGGAAGGAATTTCTCCAAATGGTGAAAAGTACGATGCCATTCAGAGAAACATTAAAGGCAATCATATTGCGATTGTTGAACGTGGCCGCGCTGGATCATCTTGCAGAGTGGCCGATACTTTACCCACAGAAGGAGACTTTTCAATCATGAAAGTTACCATTGATGGGGTTGATTTTGAGCTGACCGATCAAGCCGCGCAAGCTGTAGGTAAACTACAAACGCGATTGATTGACGCTGAAAAGAAAGCCTTAACCGAAGCTGAAGAAGCAAAAGCTAAAGAAGATGAAATGGAAGAAGAGGCTGCAAAAGCCAAGAAATCTGAAGATTCTTTGAAAGCAGAACTTGATGACGCTAAATCAAAAATCCCAACCGCTGAAGCACTTGACGCGCTGGTCGATGATCGTAAGACACTGATTGACAGTGTTCTAAAGGTCATGCCCACCATTGAGTGGAAAGGCAAAGACGCTAATACGCTTCGTGCTGAAGTCGTAGCCGCTAACTGTGAAAACGTACAAATGGATTCAGTAACACCTGATTACATCGAAGCACGTTTTGATATGTTGGTTGATAGTGTTGGCAATACTAATCCATTGGATACCGCTATTGCCAAACAAGTTACCGATGCCAAAGGTAACGTCGTCGATAACCGTCCTAAGTCTGTCGTTGCACGTGAAAAGATGATGCAAGACAGTCAGGACGCATGGAAAGGAGATAATAAATAATGTCCGCTCAAACTTCATATGCAATTGCTCAAGCACTGGGCTACCCGGGTCAGATTTATGATCTATCTCCTTTTAATGTTGTTTCCCGTAGTGTCGAAGGTGCCGCCGGTATCGGTTTCGGTGTGGCGGTCAGTCGGGGTACCGATAAGGATAATCAAGTTGTAATCGGTGGTTCAGATTATCTCGGTGTTACTGTTCGGTCACTTGATCGCGAAGCTGATAATGCTGCTGGCGCTATCGAATACGCTGAAAACGAATCAGCCGGTATTATGCGCGATGGTTACATTTGGGCTATTTGTCCAACCGGTTGTATTCCTGGCGCGGCTGTATTGTTTAACAATACCACCGGTATCCTAGATGCAGGTACGGCGGGTGGTGGTGAAACACAACTAAATGGTTCTAGTTGGGAAAGTACATCTGCTGCCGGTGAACTTGGTGTTATTCGTCTTAATGATGCCGAAGTTAATATTAATGCTAATGTGGAACAAATCATTAATGCTGTACTTACTGCGACAGATGGCACTAGTGGTGTAGGTCTACTCTCTATTCAATTGGTTGATGGTTTCGGCACTGATGTAACTTCTGAAAGCATGATTGAAACATGGTGGTCATCTGTTGGTGAGTTTAGTCCACCTGCTGATATTGGTGATGAAGCTCTTACTACTGGTTCAGAGATTCAAGAGATCCTTAATCATGCTCATTACAAGTTTATGAGTGATGCAACAGGGCTTATTGAATTTAATGTAACTATGGATACACCGGCTCAAATCTGGTTCATGGTTTCTATTGATGGTCGGATCTTTACTGACACTGTAGTTGTTACAGCATAATTAAGGGGTAACTAATGCAAAACTTTAAAACTAAAACGGGTGCTGTTGTCCAACTTGACGGACTTACAGCGACTGTTGTGGATGGCGCTACCAAGTTTACCCTTGATGGTGCGATCACTCACGCTATGGCTACCATGCTTATTGATGCCGATGGGGCTGTTTTCTTTCAACGTCAACTAGAGCACATCAAAGCCAAAAGCTATGATGTACGCTATGCTGAACTAAAAGCGCGAACTTTGTTTCCAGTGTCAAATGATGGGGGCCATGGTATTACCAGTATCACCTATCGCACCTATGATCAATCGGGAGCGGCTAAGATTATTAATGCTTATGCAGATGATCTACCTCGTGCTGATGTAGCTGGTAAAGAAACCACTATCCCTGTGCGCTCGGTGGGTATCTCATACGGCTATAACCTTGATGAGATTCAATCTTCACAACTTACAGGTGCAGCACTTGATCAGCGTAGAGCTAATGCTGCTCGTCGTTCAAATGAGCAAGTTGTCAATGATGTCGCTTTCTTTGGTGATACCGCTTCTGGTCTACCTGGTCTGTTTAGTAATCCGAACATTCCAACAGGTGCAGTGGTTAATCCAGGATCAGGTACGGAATGGGTTAATAAAACCCCTGATGAAATCCTGTTTGACATTAACGATCTGTTTGCTGACATTTTTGAAACTACTAAAATGGTTGAGCAGGGTAACACTCTGCTGCTTCCACCTACTCAGTGGTCGTACATCATGTCAACACCTCGCGCTTCCAACAGTGATACCACTATCGCTCAGTATGTAGCGGCCAACAGCCCCTATCTAAAGAGCATTGATGATATCATTGCTGTTAATGAGTGCGCGGCGGCGAACAATCCCGAACTGTCCACCGATGCAATGGTGGCCTATGATCGTAACCCTGACAAACTACAGCTTGAAATTCCTGTTGAACTGGAAATGCTACCGGTTCAGCAAAAGAACCTTGAGTTTGTTATTCCGGGTCGGTCACGTCTTGCGGGTTTGAACATCTACTACCCGCTTTCTCTCGCAATTGGAACAGGGATCTAAAATCATGGCCGGTATCATGAATAACACTGCACGACAGTTTAATCTGAAGTGCATTAATAAAAAAACAGGGGGGCGACATGTTGCACGGATCGCGCCTGGTTTTAATGTTGTAGATGATCTGATTTGGGGGCCGTTTAAAACCGATCCTTATGTTAAAGGTTTGCGAGATAAAAAGCTGATTGATTTTGGTAAGAAATTGGATGATATGGAACTGGAAGCAGAACCAGACACCATATCGAAAGCCAAGATCACACCACCTGTTACAAAGTCGAAAGACGATAAAAAGTAGTACCCTGTAACCTCTTTATCACTAAAGAGGTTATTTTAAATTGCCTATTATATACAGTGGGCAATTTAAAATTAAAACACCTGATAATATAATGGAACAAGAACTAAAATCAGCGGAAAGTAATAAAATGTCTGAAGTATCAGAACGGAGGCTATGGAAAACTTTAGATGATATATCTCATAGGTTGTTAGGTATTGAAACTCAGTTATCAGATGTTGTCAGATTAGAAGAGCGTATGCACAACCACGAAGAAGCCATAATGCGCTATGGCAAACGGTTAGATAATCATGATAGGAGGATACGAGATAACGAATTGTGGCAAGCGAATCATGGTGATAGATCGTCATCAGAAAGGCTTATCAGTAATATTCAATCTGAGCTGCACGAATTACAAGATCAAGTCGGTACATTGAAAACATCTAAAACCCGTACCGATGGGCAAAAGGATGTCACTAAAGAAGTATTAAAATGGTTGGTTGCAATCTTAACCGCTGTTTTAATATATAAAATAACCAGGGGTTAAAATGTCAATTGATATCGCAACATTTAGATTACGATTCCCTGAGTTTTCAGATGACACTGAATATACTGACGCGCGTATTCAATTATTCATTGATGATAGTGTTTTACATATTGGAAGTGATGAAACCAGATGGTGTAATAAATACGATTTAGCGCAAGCCTATCTAACCGCTCATTTATTGATTGCAGGTACTAAAACTGAGGCGGGTGATATAAGCGCTTCAGCCGGGTCTATCAAATCTAAATCAGCTGGTGGTGTTTCAGTCACAAGAGGATCAGTAGATAAAGATTTATCATCTGGTGATAACTTCTATATGAATAGTGCCTATGGTCAACAGTTCATTGCCATTAGAAATCCATGTTTTATCGGTGTTATGGTTGCCAGTCAATTATGACAAGTAAATTTAAAAAGCCACAAATCAAAAGAAAACCCATTGACGCGATCAAACGGATTGAAAAGATTGCTAAAGAAATGCAGGGATCAAGTACGGTCAAGGTTGGATTACCAAAAGGTAGTAACGCCTACCCAGATGGTACTTCAGTGATCATGGTTGGTTCAGTACACGAATTTGGTAGTCCTTCCAGGGGCGTACCTGAACGTAGTTTTTTACGATCCACTATGCAATCGAATAAACGTAAATATAAAAAGTTTATGTTTAAATTAGGTAGAGGTATTGCTACTGGTAAACTTGATTCAAATAAGGCGTTAAATACTTTAGGTTTGAGATTGGTAACAGACATCAAAGAAAAGATCACCGACATTAAAGAACCAGCATTGATATCAAGAGAAGGTAATCCTCTTATTGATACTGGTCATTTGCGTCAATCCATTATTCACAAGGTTGAAGAATAATGCCAATCAATGTATCTGAAGCAATTGATAGTGATACCGCAACTATTGTCACCCTGTTTAATTCAACAGGCGGCGACTATGTTGACGGTATTTTTGTTCCAGGCAGTGAGACAACCACTAGAGCTTTAGCAAGTGTTCAACAACCTACACCAAAACAATTAGAATTTTTAGAGGGTGGTGAACGCTCTAAAAGTATAAAATCATTTTATTTGAATAAAGAAGTATTCACTTCATCAGATGATAGAACCGCCACTGAAATACTGCACCGTGGTAATCGTTATAAAGTTGTTCACGCGGGCGATTGGCTTGATTATGGCTGGTTCTTTGCTATAGGAGCCAAATTATAATGACACTTGTTGAAGCGAGTTTAAATAAAATTGTAAGAGATATTATCAACAACATTGTTGAAATATCAGATTTTGCTATTGCTGCTAAACAAAACGCGCCACGCCCTGCAACCTCCTATGCCTCAGTAGATGTCATTACGATAAACAAGGTAGGATGGGAAGAGCAGGAATTAACAGATCGTGTTGTCGATGCTGATGTGGATAGTAAGCGTGAAGGGTATAGAGAGGTTATGTATAGCCTTAACTTTTATCGTACAGGCGCGTATGATAACGCACTGAAGGTTCAAATAGGTTTAGTAAGACAAGCTATCTATGAGGCTTTATGGATAGCTGAAATGGGTTTAGGTTCTAGATCTGAGGTGCGGGATATTTCCGAACCATTAGAAAAGGGATGGGAGGAACGCGCCCAGTTTGATTTAGTATTAAGCGTTATTGGCACCGATGAAGAAATAATACGTTCAATTGAACAGGTTACTATTCAAGGTGATTTTGAAACTAGGGGAACATCGTTTCCTGTTACTGTAGAGGTAATACTATGACTATTCCAGTCGCAAGTATTGTAAATGTTGGTATAACACTGGGGGCGACTTTCCCTTCTCGTAAGGGATTTGGAATTCTTAACTGTGTTACTGCTGAAACTGGTGTAATCGGGTTCGCTGAACGAATCCGTTTCTATTCTGATGCGGCTGGCGTAGCCGCTGATTGGCCTGGCATATCCGAAGTTGTTAAATTGGCGAACGCTTATTTCAGCCAACAACCAAAACCAACTGAGTTCGCTGTATCATTACGGGCAGCAAGTGATGTGGCTGCTGAACTTCGTGGTGGTGCTATTACTGATACTGCTGATAATTTAGCTTTGTTCACTGGTGTTTCTGACGGTAGTTTCACTATCAGTATTGATGGTGTTGCTGAAGATATAACCGCGATGGATTTCACGGCTGACATTGATCTGGATGACGTTTCACTGACTATTGAAACAGCATTGCAAGCTATTGCCGCCGGTGGTTACACTGCTGCAACGTGTGATCATGACGGTACGCGCTTCTTTATCCGCTCGGGTACAACAGGTGCGACTTCTACCATTTCATTCTTATCAACAACTGATCCCCTTGTTGGTACTGATGTTAGTACCATTCTTGAAATGCGACAAGGTGACAGTACTAAAACAGATGGTATTGATGCAGAGACAATTACCGAAGCATTGAGTGCAATTGAAGAAAAATCTTCGAACTGGTACGGGTTGATCTTTACTAAAGAGATTCGTGAAGATGTCGTTATTAATACTGAAACGGCTGTAACGGCTGCGGCGGCATGGGTTCAGGCGCGTGTAAAAGTATTCTTTAACACATCAAACGATCTCGATGTGCTGGATATTGTTACAACTACTGATATTGTATCGGTGTTGGATACTGGGAACTTTACCAGAACAATGAGCACCTTTAGTTCTCATCCTGACGAATACCCGAGTGCATCAATTGCTGGTCGTGCTTTCACTGTTCAATTCAGCCAACCAAATTCGACTTTGACTTTGAAGTTTAAGCAGCTTCCAGGTGTTAGTGTTGAATCACTGACGGTTAATGAGAAATCAGTTCTTGATAGTAAACGTGGTAATGCTTTCTTTAAAGTAGGTGATACCAACATTTACGGCGAGTCGTACATGGCCGGTGATTTCTTCTTTGATGAGATCCACGGTGTTGATTGGTTGACTGATGCGATTCAAACAGAGGTTTATGGTTATTTGCTTTCAAGACCTACTAAAGTACCATACACCGATCAAGGTGTTGCTGCGCTTGAACAACAACTAATCAAGATTCTTGATGAAGGTGTTAGAAACGGTCTATTGGCTCCTGGTGAAACCATTGACGGTGAATTTTTGCCGAATGGCTATAAGACGGTGACAATTGCGGTAGCTGATGTTAGTGCTTCAGAGAAACAAAATCGTATCTATAACGGTTTAAGTTTTGTCGCGCTTGGTGCTGGTGCAATTCATAGTGTTGAAATTCAAGGTGTATTCGAGCGATAAGGGGTAGAACATGAAAAATTATTCATTTTTAAATACGGTAATGCTCATCAATGGTATTGAAATCACCGGATGGGCCGAAGGTGACGATGTAATCGTCATGGATCGCCTGAGTGATTCGGCATCACACCTTGTTGGGGCTGACGGGGAAATGACTGTTTCTCTGAGTGCTGACCGTTCAGGCGAGGCTACATTTAGTCTTATGCAGACTTCAGCTTCT